TCACTTCGGTGCCTCCTGCGTGTTGCTCGATTCGACCTGCCACTCGGCCGGGGGCACGCCCTCCACGCCGCCCTCGATGAACTGCTCGCCGAACTTCCCGATCGCGACGGACTCGTTGCCGGAACCCGAGCCCGAGCCGGACCCCGGATCGATCGTGACCTCGGTGCCGACGATGGTGCCGCTCGGGTCGGTGGTGAAGGTGCCCGTGAACGAATCGGAGCTGGTACCGATCGTCAGCGTGGTGTTCATGATCGTGCCATCGGAGCCGAGGGTCAGCGTGTTGCTGAAGCTGTCGCTGGGCGACTCGATGGACGAACTCTCGCTCGAGCCGGATCCCGAGCTGTCGCCACTCGACGCGCCGCTGCTGGCTCCCGACGAGTCCATGCTGGACTGCCCGGAGCTGCCGCCCGAGCCCGAACCTCCGGGACCTGATCCGCCCGGCCCGCTGCCGCCTGGGCCGGAACCTCCGGGGCCGCTGCCCCCGCCGCTGGATCCACCTCCGCCCGACGAACCGCCACCGCTAGACGAGCCGGGGTCATCGGTCGAGGCCATAGAAGAACCGTCCGTGCTCATGCTGAAGGTGGGATCGGTGTCGGTCGGGACAGAGCCCGACGAACCCGCCGACGACGCAGCGGACGACCCACCGCTCGGATCATCCGTCGATCCGCCGCCGCTCGGCTCACTGGGCGTGGGGTCGTCGGTCGAGCTCGGTGCGGTGCTGTCCGGCGTGCCGCTGTCGCTCGTGAACGCGTCGGTGGTGTAGAACGTGAGCGTCGGCGTGCCGCTCGGGCCCGTTGTAAAAATCACGTCGCCGGTCGTTGAGTAGCTCGTGCCTTGCGACGGCGTCTGCGTGCTGTCGGGCGTCTCGTACGACGACTCGGGTGTGTCCGGCGTCGAGTAATCGCTCGAGCCGCCGCCCTGCGGCGCGCGGCCCGTCGCCCACACGGGGATGTAGAGGTAGTACCGGGTCGGCTCGCTCATTTGGCGACCTCGCGGTTCGCGTCCACCGGCGTGTACCAGCCCTGCGTGTTGATCAGCTTCGAGCACTCGGCACTCGCCGCGGCGATCGCGTCCTCGTACGTCATCCGCTCGAACACGCCCAGCCCGCTGCCAGGCGAGCAGTTCACGACGCGGAAGCGGTGCTTCTCGAAGTGCGGCAGCAGCGCCTCGAAGCGTCGGCTGAGAGAGTCGTAGAGCACGTTGTTGTGCCGGATCGCCGCGGCCTCTCGCGTCTCATCGAAGGCGTATTTGCGGTCGGCGGCCATCTTGAAGTCACAACCGACGAGGTACACCGTCCGGAACCCCAGATGGTGTAGCAGGCGAAGGGCCACGAGCATCACGCTCCGCTTGCCCTTGATGCCCAGCGAGTCGGTGGACTTCGGATCGTTGCCCCACGGCACGGTGTCGCCGGTCAGGAACCGCTCGTGATCGAAGTGGTTGCTGCGGCGAAAGAACAGCACGCTCGGCATCTGCGCAACGCGGAAGGAGCTGTCGCGCATGGTGCCGTCGTTGGCTTGGATTCGTAGCTTTCGTCCCCAGTGGCAGACCGGCACGAACTTGAGCACGCCCGGGTCCTTCCACCCCGTGTCGATGAACCGGCCGGGGTCGTCGACGCATGTCCAGAGCGTCGGGCGGTGCACCGTCCACGAGTTGTTGACGCCCATGGTGACGATGCCGCGACGGTTGAGCTGCGTGAGGTCGATGTCGTTCAGCGACGGACCCGACAGCACAAGGAACGCCGATCGCCCCTTGTAGAACCCGCCGAGCGAGATCGAGTCGAAGTCGGAGGTATAGAGCCGAAGACCGCTGCGGGCCGGGGCACGCGCCTTGAGCCCACGCTGGAGCGCGACGATGTCCGACTGGTTGGGGTTGTTCACCGGAACCTCCCCGTCAAACACCGCCCCGCCGCCCGCGTGTCGTTCACCGCGCCAACCCGGCCGATTACATCGACCCACCACGCAAGCGGGCGGACGGTGGGGTGGAGGTTCTCGCCAGCGACGGTGATGCGGCTCGGCCGGGTGCAGATCGAGAAGCAGAACCATGCCCCGGGCCGGGCTACCCGGCGCATCTCATTCAAGACCGGGACCACGTCCGCAGTCAGCAGGTGCTCGAGCGCATCGAAACTCGTCACCACGTCGGCGACGCCCTCGACCAGCTTCGTCTCGTGCATCGGCTTGTTGATGTCGGCTTCGGGGAAGGCGAAGTCGACGCCGAGGCCGTCGATGCCTTGCCTACGGAGCTCGGTGATGAAGTCGTTCCGGCCGCAGCCGAAGTCGACGACGAGCCGCGGCTTCCACCGCTTGACGATCGGGATCGCGTTGCGCCCGTGGTTCGACGCGCCGTAGGACGAGTTCGGTCGCGACGCGAGCTCGACGTACTTGGCTCGCTCGTGCTCGCGGCGGTTCGCCAGATCATTCGTGATGGTGGTCGTCATCCCGCGCCCTCCACGAACAGGTTGAACTTCCGGTCGCCGTCGGCGGGGTCGGCGAGCTCCATCAGCGTCATCGCCTCGAACACCCAGACCGGCCGGCCTCTGCTGTTGCGTTCGCAGGTGAGCTGCACGCACACACCCTCGGGGATCGGGACGAGCTTCGGGCGCAGCGACCGAGCGGGCGGGCAGTCGGGCAGCACACCCGGCAGGTCGCAGACCGGGCCGAGGCCGAGCAGGCCCTCGAAGCCTGATCCATCGACGCCGCCGTCCATGTGGTGCGCTTCGAATCGGTTGATCGCGAGCAGCGTCGGGTCTTCGCCGCCAGAGCTGCGTTGTGACGACAGACCCTCGGGCACCGCGACGTAGCGCAGGTAGGTCTCGCTTCCGGGATCGCCGTCGAGCCGGGCCTCCTGCCACGGGTAGCGCCACCGGTTGCTCTCCGTCGGGATCGGCTGCGCTTCGCCGAGGATCGCTGTGACGCGACCCGACGACGGCCGACCCATCTCGATCACGGCCCACTTCTCACCGACACCCTCTTCCTTCCACAGGATCGGCACGCCGCCCATCGGCCGGCTGGCGAGCACGGTCTCCTCGGGCTCGATCTCGCAAGTCGTGTCGAGCTCGTTCGTGATGTAGACCCGCGCTGGCGTCACGCCGGTCAGCACGCATCGCCCGAGTTCGCCGGCCTTGATGGCCTGCGACGCGAGCACGAACTCCAGCGGCCGGGAGTCCTTGGTCGCGATCTCGCCGGTCAGCGGCGTCCGCCCGTAGAACGTCCGCTCTTGATCTTCGTCGCCCGGCTCGACCAGAACGCCGGTGATCGCCATCGCGTGGTATGGCTCGATGATCTGGTCCGAGTCGTTGCGGACGAGCACGACGCCGCGCTGCATGATCTCCCGCTGTGGGTCGGCTACGGCGTTGCGGTCACGCGAGCGGTGCCCGACCGCCGCATCGACGAACGCGTTGTATGCCGCTGCGGGGATGCGGAGCGGCTCGCCGGTGCGGACCTTGCGGAGGGCGTCGCCGCTCATATGCCGAGCCCTCCGAAGTTGCCCTGGTCGTAGACCCGCTCGACGTACGCCGCGACGGGCCGCTTGACAATCGTGTTCGAGCTCGTGTCTTCCTGATCCGCGTAGCGGACCCAGAGGTACTCCCACCCCTTCTTGCTGATGCCGTTGATCGAGCCCACGGAGAGCCCGGTCACGTTCGGGCTCGCCGCGAAGCGGAACGTGATCTCCCAGTCGTCGTCGGGGCCGGTGCCGCGCCGGGCTCCCGTCGCCCCGAGGAACAGCACCTCGCCCGCGGCGAACCCGCGGAACCCGCCGCTGTTGACCTTGCCGGTCAGGTTGAACAGCGCCCCCTTGTAGGAGTTCGTCACCGTCGCGGCCGGGAGGTAGTGCGTCTCGCTGAACTGGTAGATGGGCACGGTGATGTCGACACCCTCGACCGCGTCCTGCGTGACGCCGATCGCGCCCTGGAAGTCCGGCGCGGTGGTGCCCGAGGCCGCGTAGGTGCCGACGGTCTGCTTGCTCTGGGTGATGTGCTGCGTGCCGCCGCCGGTGTCGAAGGCGAAGGTGCTCTCGCCGGTTTGCGGCGGGGTCGACTGCTGCTGGGAGTCGGGCCCGTACCGCACCGTTGCGTCCCACAGCTCGTGCCCGATGGGCTCGACCGTCACCGACTGCCGCGGCATGCCGTCGTAGTTCGCGGGGCTGGTTGTCTCAGCCTGCGACCGCGCGGTCATGTCGCTGTCCGTGCCGCGGACCGTGTAGACGAGCTCCGCCGACGGGTTGTCGCCCGTCGTCGATCGGCGGCTCTCGAGTTTCTCGGTGACGGTCAGGGGCACGCAGTCGGTCTCCTCAGGTAAAAGACAGCCCGCCCGACTGCGCGGAGTCGGCCAGACGGCGGGTGTTCTTGGCGGTCTGCTCGGTGGCCTTGGCCGTGCGCTCGGCGGTGTCATCGCCGGCGGCGAGGCTCTGCACGGCCAGCGCGTTGAACGTCCCGCGGACAGCAACGCCCCGCTCGATCGCAGCACCAAGACCGGCGAGCCCTTCCTGCAAGCGGTCGATCAGGTCACGGGGCACATCGCCGGTTTGCTCAGCGTTCTCGGGTTCCTCTTCACGTCGCCGCTTGGCTTCAGCGATCGCTTCGTCGAGCTTTGCCCGGGCCTCGTCCAGCTTCCGCTGCGTCTCGGCGATGTCCGCATCGGTGCCAGATCGCAGCGCGTCCTGCGCCTCCTCGAAGCGCCGGCCGATCTCCGCGAGCGTCGCCTCATTCAGATCCGAGGCGTCGTCGCGCTCACGCTGGCGACGCGCCTCCCGGCCGGCCAGGTCGCGCTGCGTGTTGGCGTCGATCTCCGAGAGTTTCGTGTCGAGCTGCTCGTCGACCGCACGCTTGGCGGCTTCCACATCGAGCCCGCTGTCGAACAGGCCCTGGATCTCCAGCATCCGCTTGGCAACGAACGACGACGCCGACTGCCAGTCCTTCTGGAACCCGCTCGTGAACCGCGTCCACGTCTTCGAGAGGAACGACGTGGTCTCGATCCACGCGACTTCGAGCGAATTGAACACAGTCTGGGCAACCGCGAGCGCGCCATACCACATCTTCTGAGCCGTTGTGATGAAGAAGTTGCGAGCGCCCAGCCAGACCTCGTTGAGCACCGCCACGCCGCGCTTCCACGCGACCTGGAGCCCGAGCCAGAGGATCTGGGCGGCAAGCTGGATATCGCCCGCCGCGAGCGCGTCGGCGATGCCACCCGCGACCTTGCCCACGAACGCACGCAGCTCGTCGAACCGCTCGCTCAGCCAGGCGATCGCCTCGCCACCCGTACCGCTGTAGTAGAGGATGGCGACGCCGAGGGCCGCGACGCCGGCGATCACGAGCCCTATGGGCGAGACCAACGCACCGAGCACCGTCCCGATCACGCCGATCGCGGTTCCGGCCGCCGACGCGATGGCCGCGAGCGAGCCGAGGACCGCACCGACCCCGACGATGGCGGTCCCGGCGATCACGAGGGCGACGCCGAGGCCGAGCACGATCGCGGTGATCTTCGCGATGGTCGCGACCAGCTCACGATTCTGGTTCACCAGCCGCGTGATGGAGCCGGCGACACTGGCGAGCACGTCGGCCACCTTGCGGACCGGGCCCTCGATCGCCTCGCCGATCGCGATGGCGATGCCTTCGACCGCGGACAGCAGCTTGCGGAACGCACCGCCGATGCCCGCGTCCATCTCTTCGGCGGTCTTTACGGCGATGCCCGCGGCGGCCCGGATCTCGTCCCGCAGCGTGTCGAACGCCGTGCCCGAGGACGCGAGCTTGAGCGCCGCGGCCTGCCCGCGCCCGAAGAGCGTCTCGAAGATCGAGAGCCGCTCGGCCGTGCCGAGTCCCTGGGTCGCCTTGGCCAGGTCGTTGATGATGTCGGCGAGCGGGCGGAGGTTCCCCGATGCGTCGACCGCCTCGACGCCGAACCGCCGCAACTCGTCCTGCGCCGCCGACGAGGAGAGGTTCTTGTACGCGCGGGCCAGCGCGTTGCCCGCCAGGCTGCCCTTGATGCCGTTGTTGGCGAGGATGCCGATCGCCGCGGCGACGTCCTCCATGCTCTCGCCGGCCTCGGCCGCGATCGGTGCGACCGGCTTGAACGCCTCGAACAGGTCCTCGAGCGTCTGGGCGCTCTTGTTGGCCGTCGCGGTGAGCACGTCGGACACCCGGCCCATCTCGCTCGCGGGAAGATTGAACCCGCGGAGCGCCGCCCCGGCGATCTCGGTCGCCCGCGGCAGATCGGTGCTCGTGGCCCGGGCCAATGCCAGCACCGCCTCGGTGCTCTGGAGGATCGCGGTGGGGTCGAAGCCGGCCCGCCCCAATTCGGTCATCGCCTCGGCGACCTGGCCCGCGGTGAACGAGGTCGTGCGCCCGAGCCGCTTCGCTTCGTCTGTCAAGGCTTCGAACTGCTCCTGGGTCGCCCCGGTGACCGCCCGGACCACGCGCATGCGGTCGTCGAACCCTGCGAACACCCGCGTCGAGAGCCCGAAGCCTGCGGCAACGGCACCGCTGACGGCCGTGAGCTGCGCCCCAATCCCACGCACGCTCTGCCCGAACGCGCGGAGCTGCCGCTGAGCCCGCCGGAGCCCACGCGTGAGCCGGTCGTTGACGCCCAGTTCGACGAAGGCGCGTCCGGCTCGGATGCCGCGGGTGTTGGCCATCGATCAGCCTCCCCTCACGCTGTTCCGCCAGACGCTGGGGAAGTTCGGGGCTTCCTTCTCGAGCGCGGGCCGCATGTACGGCCGTGCCGCGATCCGGACCGCCTGCTTCGTACGCTTGCCGCCTCGCCGACGAACCACCGTGGTCCGCCCGCCGAACTCAAGCACGCTGGGCGCGTTGCCACGTCGGAACCCCACCGGACCGACCACCACCGACTCGGTCCGCCGGTCGTAGCCGAACAGCACCATCCGGCGGAGGCTGCCCTCGTGCGCGAACGGCGGCTGCCCGGGCCGCGACGTGCCGCGACGCTTCCGCATGCTGGTCTTCGCCCGCTGGCGGACGAACGCCCCGGCCTTCGAGAGCGCCCGCCGGCGGGCCGGGTCGATCGCCCGCTGCACGGCCGGCCGATCGAAGAACAGGTTCTTGACCCGCATGTCGATCACGCGCTGGTCCCCCGGATCTCCGTGGGCGTCGGGATCGCCGGCGTCGGGAGCGTGTTCTTCGCGCCCTTCTCCAGCCCCTTGTTGAACGACGCCTCCTTCTCTTTGCGGAGTCGGCCGGCCCCGAGGAAAAGCCCCGCGAGCCCGGTCAGCGCGGGCAGCGCCGGTCCGGCGATGGGCACGCCGGCGAGCGACGGTCCGATGTCGTCGAGGGCGGTGAGCGTGAGCTGACCGAGCAGCCCGCGGATCTCGCCGCCGCGGTCGATCGAGGCCTTCCACTGCGCACCGGTCCGCTGCAAGTCGTCAAACCACGCCCGGTACTCGGTCTCGGCCTCGTTGAGCGAGGTCGTGCTCGGCAGGCCGCGGGTCTGCTGGATCTCGTTCGGCGTCTTGACCTTGACCACGTCGCCGAGGTCGAAGCCGGCGCAGGCCGCGAGGCCCAGCGAGACCATCACGAGTGCGAAGCCGAAGACCAGATGTTTGGGATCAACCTTCATGCGAGCCTCCTTGCTCGGCGTCTGTCTCTGCCTTGTTCCTGATGAACACGTCCTTGAGCACCCGCACGTCGGCGGGGATCGGCTGACCTGCATCCGCCTTCCGTGCGAACGGATCGAAGTCGCTCGGCTTGAATGCCCGCCGCTTCTTCGGGTCGCGGTGGACGCTCGCAAGCAGGGCCATCAAGCTGCTCGCGATCGACCAGTCGTGCCGTTGGCGGGCCTCGGCCATCGCCAGCAGTTGCCGCAGCGTCAGGGGGCGCGGATCGACCCCGGCGACGCCGGCGCACTGGTCGATGAGCCGCCAGACGTCGTCCGCTCCAACGCCTGTTCCGCTTCCGTCATCGCATCGGTCACGATCCGATCGATCTCGCCCCCCTCGATCATCCGGTCGAGGTTCTTGTCCACCAGGTCTCGGGCCTTGTCGCGGGCGTCCCGCATCGCGGTCAGCACGCGCCCGAGGGCGGCCCGGTCCCTCGGGCTCGGGCAGAAACCCACGATGTCCTCCAACAGCGCGACCGTGGCCGACTCGATCGCGTCGCCGGCCATCGCGCGCCCGAACTCCTCGTCGCTGACGCCGCGCTCGTCCGCCTGCGGCTTGCAGACCGCATACAGCACGTCGCACAGCAGGATCGGGTCGGACGCGAGCCGCTCGGCGACGCTGGTGTCCATCGACACCGCGAGCGCGATCAGGTCCGTGCCGGTCAGCCCCTTGACGCGCTTGAGCGAAGCGACGTTGATCTCGATCACCCAGTCCCGGCCCGCGTTGTCGGTGAAGGTCTTCACGGGTCAGCCTCCGATCCAACTGGGCGGTGTGTCCGAGTACGTGACCTTGGCCGTCACCGACACCGTGATCGCTTCCTCGAGCGATTCGGACCGGCTGAAGCTCGTGATCATGAAGTCGGCCTGAAGGCCCTCGCCCGCGCCGCTGCTCGACCCGTCGAGGATCTGCATCCCGATCGGCGCGTTGTTGAGGTAGGCGTCCTTTACCGCCCCGAACCCCGCGTCGGCGGTGTCCCAGACCATCTCGAACTCAACGCTCGCTTCCTTGAGCGTCGCCACCACTGCGCGCCAGCCGCTGTTGGCCCGGGTCGTCACGTCCGCCTCGCCCGCTTCGAGCGAGAGCGTCACGTCGCGGACGTTCGCCAACTCGACCCACGACCCGGCCCCGTCCTGGCCACCGGTCTTGTAGTTGAGTACGGCCTCCATGCCGAGTCGGATCGCCATCGGTTACCTCCTGACCCTGTAGGTCACGTTCAATACCGTCGTCAGTGTTGACCGCTCATCGAGGTGCTCGGCCGCGACAACGGGTTCGTGTTCGATGCTCAGCCACGCCGCCTGCGGGTAGCCCGGCAGCCGCTTGTGCCGCAGGTGATCGCCGATCTGCTCGGCAAGATCGAGCAGCGCATCGATCCGGGCGTCATCGCCCGCATCCACCCGCTGCTGGAGCCCGACGTCGACCGTGCAGTCGACCTGGCTCTGCTGACGTGCGAGGTTCGCGGTGGTCACGGATCGCGGGACCACGCTGACTTTCAACTCTCCGAGTTGCTCGAGGTCGTATGACGGGCGGTACGCCCTGACGGCCTCGACGGGCTCGGTGAACGCGTCCGCACCAGACGCGCTGTTAATCGACGCCGCGACGGCGTCGGCGATATCCACGATCACACTCATGGCTCGCTCCTCTCTGCGGGGATTGCCACGCTCGTGCGTCCTTCGAGGAACGCGACGCGTCGCTCCATGTCTCGGTACTCGCTGCGGAGCTGCACCGCCTCGGCGATGAACTCGTCGAGCCGCTTCTCGACTTGGTCGAGCTTGGTCGTGACCACACCCCACTGGACGATCAGCGCCGCGACCGCGAGTCCGCCGGTGAGGGCAAGGCCGGCCCATCGGAAGCGGCCGTTCCCGTTGCCGCCATGGCCGTTGGATGTCGCTGTGCCGTTGCTCATGCCGCTCCTGTGCGAACGAACTTTGTGTGGATCCGCAGCGTCAATCGCTGGGGGTCGGAGTACCGCCAGGCAGGCTCACCCCCGGGTGCCATCACCTCGTACTCATGAATTGATGTGCTGCCGGCCTCGGTGATCCGATCACCCGGCTTCGGCAGCACGGCCGTTCCACCGAGCACGAGATCTGCCGCAGCGATCAGGAAGTCCCGCGACTCGATGCGGTGGACCACGTCATACTCGTCCGTGCGGTCGAACGCCGTCGAGCCGACCGTGGCTTCGATCTCCACGCTGTCCGCGCCCCGGCGGTACATCACCGTGCGCGACAGGTGTGCCCGCCGCGTGCGATCGATCAACTCCGCGCCTTGGGTCAGCAGGTCCGCCACGGTGGGTCCTCCGTATCTTGTTCAGGGGGTTGATCTGGCTCAGGGCGCGAGCAGCCCACGCACCGCGGTGTCCGCGGCCGCCGCAGCAGCCACGGCTTTCCCGATCCGCTTGTTCCCGCTGGCCGTGGTCGTCGCGACGCCGTTGGCGGCGTCCCAGTACAGGACCGCCCCGGCCGAGATTGCGCCGCCCGGGGCCTTGGCGAAGTCGAACACGCCGCGTGTCGCCAGCGAGCCGAGCGTGCCGGTCGCGATGGGCGTCTTGGCCACGCCGACCAGATCGCCCTGAACAACCACTTCGCCAGCCGCCACATCCGCCCCGGGCGTGTAGTCAACCGCGTCTCCATCCTGAATGAACGTTGCCATGCCGTCTCCTTCTGGTCCGTCGCTGTCTGTGCTGTCCGTCGTGTCTGTTTGGAACGTGTCGAACCGGGTGTCGAGGAACCCGTCGCCGATATCGCCACCGGGTGACTCGTTCACCCCATCGCCCGGCGACTTCCCGCCGCCGAACTGGCTCATGCCTCACCCTTGGCCTTGACGCCGCCACGCGGGTCCTGCAGCGCGACGCCGAAATCGTGGTACCCACGCATCTGGATCCCGAGCCGGTTGAAGCTCTGCTCGGCGGTCTCGATGGTCGGTGCTTCCTGCCCGTTCAGGAACGCGACCTCGATGACCGGCAGGTCCTCGGCCCCGGCGAGCAGGTACCACGCCTTGCTCGAGTTGCCCGTGTACGCCGCGTTCGAGAGGTACCGGCTGACCTCGACGCGGAACTTGCCCTGGTGCGGGTTGCTGACCGGGTACTTCGCGCTCGACCCGTTGTCGCGCAGCTCCATGCTCTTGAAGAGCTGGCTGCCGACCGCCGAGAGCGAGGTTGGCACGAGCAGGATCGCGGGCATGACGCCCAGCGGCTTGCCGTCGGAGTCGACCTGGTCCATGAACGTGACCTCGGCCTTGGTCAGCCCGTCGATGCCGAGGGCGGTGTCCGCGCCCGAGATGAAGTTGTTGTTGCCCGCGGTGAAGAAGGCAGAGTTCGCGAGGAAGGTCTTCCAGAAGATGTCGTTGATCGTCTTGCCAGAGCCGGCTCCGAGCTTGCGCGGCACGGTAGTGATCGCGCCGAGATCGTCGTTGATGATGTCGGTCCGGTCGATCGCCAGCATCAGGGCGTAGGTGTCGGCCTTGTTGGTGTAGGTCTCCTCGCCGAGCGTGCCGTGCTTGATCTCGCCGCCGGGCGAGACGCGCTCGTACTGGTCGTTTCCGGTGAGCCGGTAGCTGGTGACGGTCTTGAAGTCGGTCACGCTGCGCAGCGCCGCAATGTTCCGCCAGGTGCGCTCGACGCTGTTGAAGCCGTCGAGCAGGAACTTGTTGGCGACGTTCGAGAGAATGCCACCGATGCTCACCGTCGAGCCCGCGGCTTCAACACCCCGCCCGAACGCCGCGTCCATGACGGCCGACCAGTCCCGGAACGTCCGCCCCGAGTAGCCGTTGGCCCATGCCGCTTCGAGCAGGAGTTCCTGGAGTCCGAGCGTCTGCCCGAACCGCTTGCTGGCGGCATCGAGGTCCTGCTCGTCGCAGAAGCGCTCGGGCTGCTGGATCCGCCCGCTGAGCATGCACGCGGCTTGGAGGACGCTGTCATTCACGAGATTTGTGGGGACGTGCGCCGCGGGGGCCTTCGGGCGGCTCGCGCGCAGCACCTCGAGTTCGCACCGCGTGGCGTCCCAGCCGTCCCGGATCGCCTGGGCTTCAAGCGAGCGGTGCTCACCGGAGCAGATCCGCCGGATCGCGGAGATCCGATCGGTCTCGGCTGCCGCCTGGGACCGCATCTCTGCAACCACGTCGCGGCCGGGGTCGATCTGGTTGGGTTCGGCTGCGGGCGGTGTCTCGCCGCCGTCGTCGGGATCGGTTCCGGCCGACGCCGCGATCGTTGCGCTCGTGCGTCCATCTGCCCCAAGATCCACGAAGCTGATCTCGCCGAGTGTCGAACGCCGGACGACATTCACCGGTCCGGTGAACTCCCGGCCGTTGACCGTGACGGACTGGTTCGGGCGGACGAACTCGAACTCGTCCACCGACGCGCCGACGGAGGCCTGCCACGGGAACCCGTTCCGGCTGGACGCAACGACCTCCTTGGCCGCCGCGGTGTCACGGCTGATCACGCCCGACGCCACGAGTTGCTCGCCATCCACGCCGATCGCGTCGGTGTGTCCGACGCCGGCCTGGGCATCGTGCCCGAAGCGGATGGGACGGTTCTGCGACGGGACCGACAGCCCCGCGAGATCGATCACGACCGGGTTCCGCCAGCCCGCGAGGCGCATCGCCTCACCGGTGTACGCCACCATCCGGAACCGCGGCAGCGGCTCAGTCTGGTCCGCTTCCGCCGCCGCTGAGAGATCAATCTCGGCCCGGGCGGTCAACGCCACGGACTTCTGGTCGTCGCGTAGCGTGTCGTCCGCCGCGGCGGCGATGAACATGGGGTTCATACTCGGATTCACAGCGATCATGCGGCCTCCTTGCGGCGCTCGTCGAGCGCGTCCTGCTCTTCGGTGTCTTCTGTTGGTGCGTGCGGGGGAGTGGGAGCAGCGTCCGCCGCCCCAAGGCCGAGCTCGCGCATCAGCGCCGCCTCCTTGGCACGCTGGCGCAGCTCGTCTTCCCAGTCCCGGCCCTGCCGCGCGTACTCGGCGGCGAGCGTCGTCGTGTGGTTGGCGAGGCGTGTCGCCTGCGCGTTCGCTTCCTTGGCGGGATCGACGTGCTCGACGCCGTCCCAGAACCAGGCGTGCGGTGTGATCGCGTTGCGTGCACGGAGCGACTGCGGCAGCAGGCCCTCGACCAGCGCTGCCTCGGCGAACCATGCCGCCAAGATCCGGTCGAGAACAGACACCTGCATCTGGTGCTGCTCGACGCGGATGCTCTTAAAGTACGTCTGGTGATCGAGCCGGCCCGAGGCGTAGTTGTACCCAGAGCTGTTCCCCGCGGCGACGTTGAACGGCATGCTCAGGCACCGGGCGATCTCGTTCAAGATCTCCCGCTTGAACTCCGCGTACGTCGTCGCCGGCTGCTCGGCGTGGATCTGCCCGAGCTTCCAGCCGCCCGGCAGCACGGTCGCCAGACGCTTCTCGAGTCCGACCATGTCCATGGGCTCGAGCGGGTCGGCCTCGCCGTTGGCCGGTGAGTCGGTGTAGAGCACGGCCGCGAAGTCGGCGGCGGTCTCGGCCGCGGCGATCACCGCGAGCGTGTACCGGCGCAGCTGGGCGAAAAGCGGCAGCGCCGGCGTGATGTCCGGGATCCCGCGACGCTGACCGGGCCGATCGGCCCGGAAGTAGTGGATCATCGCGCCCGCGGGCACCGTGTCGAACTCGAACGGCCCGTTGCGGCCGCGCGTCCAAGAGGCCGTGTCGCCGGGATGGCGCCGCAGCACGTAGTACCCGGCCGGATGGCCCAACGCATCAAGCACCACACCGTCGATGTTGTCGGTTCCGGCACGTCCGGTCCGCACGAGCGGGCTTGTGACCTGGTCGGGCTCAAGCAGCCGTGGGTCGAGCTTCACCGCGTGGTCGATCCGCGGGCTGCTGGTCAGCATGCAGAAGCACTCGCCCGACTCGGCCCGGCCCATCCGCATAGTGCGGAGCAGCCCGGCGAGGTCGACCGCGGCGGCCCACTCGCCGAACGCGTCTTCGACGCGGGCGTTGGCCTTCGGATCCTCGGTCAGCATCTGGAGCCGCGGCCCCGTGCCCACCGTGTCGTTGGCGAGCGTGAGCACGATGCCCTTGGCGTAGCTGTTGTTGGCGACCTCGTACCGGGCCCGGTTGCGGAGGACCCGGCGCACCTCCGGGCTGACTGCGGCGTTGGGCGCCAGCCCGTCGGCAGCAGCCCAGTGACGCCGGTTGTCCGGCGTTGTCTGCGCCGAGTCGAACCGAGCGCGGACGACGAGGGGTCGCGTCGCGGCTTCAGCCTTGGCAGAGCGCTTCGATTTGCGGAGGAGGCCGCCGAGCATCAGGCCGCACCCCCGTGGTCTTCCGTGCCCGGCGGCACCAGCTTGGCGAACTTGATCCCGATCCCGGGCTTCCGCGACGCCTTCTTCGACTCGCGATACCGATCCGCCTCGATCACGTCGGGCAGCGGGTGCTGCTCGACCGACTGGCCGTCCACCGACGCCTTTGCGGGCCCGGCGGCGTTCTCGGCGATCGCTTGGTCGAGATCAAGCGTGTTGGAATCGGTGTCTGCCACGGTGTCTATATCTGCGCGAAGTCCCGGATGTGTCGCACGCTCCAACGACGGAACGAGCCATCACCTACCGACTACGCCAAAGAGACCCAAGGTGGCGGAGAAAGTGCCGCGAGAGTTCAGGAATGCTGACGCTTCAGCTCAGACAGTCGCACGCGTGGCTTCGTTGCCGGCTTCAGATCCGTCCCGAACAACACCGCCCCCTGCATCGACGCCGCGACGGCCGAGCCGACCAGGCAGTCGAGCCAGTGGTTGTCGATGCCGGCGACGCGGAGCTTCCATTCGTCAACCGTCCGGCCTCGGCCCTCGGTCTTGACCCGATACTCGGCCGTGAGATGCTCGGCGATCAGCCGGTGCGTCTCGGGCTTGTGGCCGAACAATGCGAGCGCACCCGGATCGCCCATCGGGACCGCGAGCCGGGCATGCACGAAGCTCTTCCAGAAGTTGGTATCGAAGACGACGTGCCGGACGGCGCGCTTGCCCGTGACCATCGGTACACGCCAGTTCAAGCCGATGCGCTCGCCCCGTTTGCGCTTGTAGTCGCTGAACGGGATGCTGCTCGCCCCGACGTACCGGCCGTGGCTCGGCAGCAGCAGGGAGGCGTGCGGGCTTTGCCGGCAGAACTGGTAGACCACGTCCGTCGAGGTGCCCCAGTTCGCGTCGATCAGGCAGCGGTCGATGCGGACCGCAGCGCCGTCGTCGCGTTTCCACTCTCGGCCGAGCAGCCGATCGCACAGCCGTTCCAGCCCTGCATAGATCGCGCCCTCGACGCCGGCCCGCGGCGCTGACATCGCGAGCGTCTTGCGGATGTCGCGGAGCGTGAAGTACCCCGCGTCCCCCGCCTGCTGATCCGGCTCCGTCCCGTAGTCGATCACATGGCCGGTGAAGTCGTCCTCCCACGCGGCGACCAGCCAGAACAGTGCCTTCCCCTGCACATCGATAAACATCGTCAGGTGCGAGCAACCGAGCGGGACCTGGCCGCGCGTGTGCCCGCTCAGCTTCGACGCGATCTGATCCACGGTCAGCAGATCATCGTCGGCCGCTACCTCGGGCAGCGGTTCGTTCTGGTACTCGGCGAAGAACGCGGCCTCGTTCTGGAGGCGCAGGTTCATTGCGTGCTGGATCGCGCTGAGTTCGTCGTGGTTGTACCGCTCGGGCCAGGCGATCTCGGCACCGGCGTCCATGGCCTTGCGGTTCCGCTTGTAGAACGCCGTCGCGGCTTTCAGCCCACGATCGTTCCGAAGTCCGTCTGCTCTGATCTCCGCGTACTTCGCCCAGAGCGCCTCGTCGCTCGGGAAGGAGTACATCATCTTGGTCCGCTCGCCCTGCCACTGTGGGTGCTTATCGCGGTCGAGCAATCGATCGGCCAGGTCATCGGGACGCACGACCGTCACCGTCATCAGCCCTGCGATCTTCTCGCCCGGGCCCGCAAGCCCAAGCACCGCGCCGGCGAGCACACGCTCGCGGTTGGCGCACTGGCTCGGGCTCCGGGCGCTCTCGTCGGTCTGGGGATCGTCGATGAGCACGAGCGACGGCCGGACGCTCTGTCCGTCTGCTCGCTTGAACTTCATTCCGCGGATACGGCCGGTGATCCCCGCGACACGGATGATCGCGCCGGACGCCGCTGAGGGCTCGCCATCGGGGGCGATGGTCGGCAGCACGATCTCCTTCGCAGTCCAGCCGATGTGCGTCTGCTTGCCGCGGTAGAGCTGCCCGGCCGCCCGCTGCGTGATGCCCTCCAGCGAACGGATTGGGTGGCAGATCTCGGGGAAGTCGGCCGCGAGCACGTCGCTGTTTTCGAGCTCGGCCTTGATCGAGTCGAGCATGTCGGCGGCATGCTCTTCGTCGGAGCCGATCAGCGCGACGAAGCCGCGATGGCCGAAGAGCATCGCCCAGAGGCAGGCGATCTCGCAGAGGCTGGTCTTCCCGCTGCCACGCGGCATCGCCATCGCGAACAGTCCGCCTTCGAGCACCGCCTGCTCGATCTTCGCGATGACCTTGAGGTGGTCCGCGGACCACCGCAGGTGGAACGTCTGTGGGAAATACGTCTCGCAGAAGAAGCGGAAGTCGTTCCGTGCCCGATCCTTCCGGACTGAGTCTGCCACCTCGGGCAGATCGCCGATGTCGCGACCAGACAGTGAGATCGCCCGTGCCTCGCGGGCCTTGCGGTCGCGGTACGCCTCGTAGTCCTCGGCCTCGGTCGGATCGGGCCCAGACTCGGACAGGTTTTCATGGCGTGTTGTCACGAGCCACGCGACGTATCGGAACAGGTCCACCCGGCCGGTATCCCCGTCCGCCGCGACGCGGAACCCCGCGCGCGTGCGATGCCGGTGCAGCTGCCGCTCGCTGATCACCTCGCCCAGCGGCGTGGAGTTCAGCAGCCGGCACAGCTCGCCTGGACGCAGTTGCCGCGGGTCAATCGGCACGGCCACCCCCTGCGCTCATCTCGCGCACAAGCCATGCTGCGTAGTGCACGAGGTTGATCGTGCCGTCCGGGTTCGTCGGCGCGTTGGCTTCGATGTCCGCCTGGAGCATGTCCACGGTGACGGGCTTCCCGCCCATTCGCGACAGCACTTTCGCGGCGTCCTCGACGCGCAGCGCGGCGGGGTTCAGGACCGGCTTGCTGCCGGGACTAGGCGCGTGTTCGGGAGTCACGCCGCACCTCCCGCAGAATCTCGGAAACATCGAGAAATGAAGGGCGAACGGCCTTCCCTTGCCGGCGATGTCATGGCTTCATGTGTCACACGCGGGGCGAATGCCCGCCGCCGCGAACGACGGAGACGACCATGCCGAACGCACGCGACAACGCCATCAACCGCATCGCCCGCGAGGTTCTCGACCTCGAAACCCTCGAGGCCCGCCGGATGGACAGCCTCGACTTCCACGAGCACGCGGTCTGGTCGATCAAGGACGCCCTCGAACGGGCGTACGAAGCGGGCCGCAAGGCGGCACCGCCAACACGAACCACCTGCCCGGCGTGTGACCGGGACATCGAGATCCGA